GTAGGAGATTTGAATCTTTAGCTTACTTTAAACATTCAAAAGTTAAGGAGAAGCTTGACAGGAGGTTCAGAGAGTTTAATTATGTGACAGACAAGTCACGATACCCCGAATATAATCTAGGTGAAAAAAGCGGCGAAGATCGATTCGTCAAGAGAAAGAAGAAAACAGTAAAAGACTTTTTAGAAGAAGAATAATATGGCTAATAAAAAAACAACAGGGACGATAGACTCCAAAAATCTAGTTGGCAATTTTTTGAAGAATAATAAAGAAGACCACTTCAACTATGAAGAGCAGGTAAACTACAGGGTATCAAGTGGATCTCTGGAGTTCGACCATCATCTTGATGGAGGCTTTGGCCCCGGGTTGCATAGGTTTGTCGGAATGAATGAAGGAGGTAAGACTTCAGCTTCTTTAGAAGTCATGAAGAACTTCTTAAAGATGCCTAAATCAAAAGGAGTTTACTTCAAAGCGGAAGGCAGACTTTCTGACGAAATGATTAAGAGGTGCGGAGTAAAGTTTGTCTTCAATCATGAAGATTGGGAGGAAGGTACATGCTTTGTGTTTGAGTCTAATATTTACGAGACTGTAGTAGATTTAATGCGTCAGCTGGTATCCTCAAATGACGAGAAAAATAAATATTGTTTTGTGCTAGACTCCGTTGATGGGTTAATTAAGAAAGCTGATAACGCGAAAACATTTGAAGATGCTGTTCAAGTAGCTGGAGGAGCAAACATCGCTGCTACATTTATGAAGAAAATGTCAATTGCACTTGGGAAAAGGGGTCACATGGCAATTTTTGTTTCTCAGGTTAGAGCAGATATTAAGCTAGATCCATATTCAAAAGCTCCCGTTCGTCAGACAACTGCGACAGGTGGCAATGCTCTACTTCACTTTGCCAACTGGATCATTGAGTTTGAACCTCGCTTTGGTGGAGATCAGATACTGCTTAATCCATCTGTAAAAAAGATGGACCCAAAGACTAATCCTGCTATAGGGCATTACGCTAAAGTGGTTGTAAAAAAATCTCCGAACGAAAAGACTAACACTCGGATATCTTACCCAATCCGCTATGGAAGAACTGGTGGTAATTCAATCTGGGTAGAGAAAGAGGTCGTTGGAACTCTTGAAGCTTGGGAGTTCATAAAAAAGGCGGGGGCTTGGATTTCGATCACAGAAGATTTTAGAGAAGTCCTTTCTGAAGGAGGCTTTTCGCTTCCTGAAAAAGTTCAGGGGGAGAATAAGTTATTTTCTTTGATTGAAGATGACTCAGCTCTCTGTCAATATTTAGTAGCATATTTTAAGAAAATGTTTAGCGGTCAAGAATGAAGTTTTACTCTACAGACGGCAAGTTAAGAAACCTCAAAAATCCCAGAAAATATCATATAGATTGGGAAGCTTCTAGTCGCAGTAAGTTTCAGAAAAGCGTAAAAGACTTCCTCTACCCATACTGGAGTACTGATGTTGTTTTTGAAGAGTTTAGAGTGGTTGGTAGCCGATTGTCATTAGACTTTTACAATGCTAATAAAAAAATAGCAATTGAAGTTCAGGGCGCTCAACATACGAAATACGTTAAACATTTTCACAAGAACAGATTTAAGTTTTTAGACCAACTGAAAAGAGATCAAAAAAAGCTCGACTTCTGCGAGATGAACGATATAAAACTGGTAGAGATATACCCCAATGACACTGTAGATCAGTCATTTTTTGAAAACCAAGACATTTACTTATGAACCAAGATGAAGAAGCATTCTCAATCCCAAGCGGATTCGTGGAGAAACTATACGAAATTTCTGGAGACTCCGATAAGCATAAGGGTGTCATCATGATTGCAGCTAACGAATCTGGAGATCCAATTATTTATACCAAATTTGATTCTATGATAACCGAATTAGGTTTAACTAAAGCTCTCGGTCAGCACCTCGCTAGATTAGAAAAACAAAACGAAGAACCTAATGATCTATAGCTACGAATTAGAAAAACAGCTTTTAGCTGGCCTACTAAAAGACCCGCCTTCGCTCATTGAGATTTCTAATTTCATTGGCCATAAGGATTTTTATTCTGAAACTTCTTTTTTACATGCGACTATTTTCAGGGTGATTAAGCAGTCTGTTGATGCGGGGGAGGAGCTAGATAATATCATCTTAGCTCAAAGGGTTAATGAAGTTGGACTAAGCTTCGAAGGAAGCGTCAATGCTGCTGATTACATTAAGTCTCTCGCTATGAGATCTGTCCCTTCAGGGAATCTTACTAAAACAGCGAAGGAGCTTAAGAAGTTCTCCATCAGGAGAGAGATTGTAGAGTCTTCAGATTTGATATCAAAGAAGATGAAAGGGATGGCCCCAGAATCTTCTTACAGAGAGATTGTTGAAACCGCTGATCAGATTTACAATTCCAAGATTAACCTGTTTGATATTGGAAGCGATATTCCCGAAAACATCTATGAAGATATGGAGCATATGATCGAGGAGAGGGGAAACAATCCAATCGAAGAGTTTGGAATGATGGGGCCGCACGATAAAGTGAATGACATCTATGGTTCACTTTTGCGACCCGGCAACATCACCGTCATCGTTGCTCGTTCTGGAGTTGGTAAGACTCAGTTTTGTATGGATTACGCAACCAAAGTTGCACTAAAATACAATGTCCCAGTTTTACATTTTGATAATGGCGAAATGAGTAAAGAGGAACTTATCATGCGTCAGTGTGCGGCTCATTCTGGAGTCCCAATGCATCTCCTTGAAAGTGGTAAGTGGAGACAAGCTGGGCAGGATGTGGTTGATAAAGTTAGATCTGTATGGCCAAAAATAAGTAAATTAAAATTCTATTACTATAATGTGGGCGGAATGGATGTTGACGTAATGATCAATACTCTTAAGAGGTTTTACTACTCAACTGTTGGCAGGGGAAACAAGATGGTTTTCTCCTTTGATTACATCAAAACAACTAACGACTCTACAGGTAATAAAAATGAGTGGCAGGTTGTCGGTGAGATGGTAGACAAGTTTAAAAGATGCATTCAGAAGGAAGTTCTTGAAAACGGAGACCCAGTTATCCCAATGATCACTTCCGTTCAGTCAAACAGGAGCGGTATCACAACTAACAGAAACTCTCAAAACATTATTGATGACGAGAGTATTGTATCGCTCTCTGATCGAATCACACAGTTTTGCTCCCACATGTTTATCATCAGACGCAAGACAGAAGACGAGATACAGTTAGAGGGTCAGAGGTTTGGTACTCATAAGATGATTAGTGTGAAGTACAGAAGTTTGGGCAGAGACATAGCTGGGGCTATTGAACCAGTCCAAGTTGAAGATTCTCTAAGAAAGAACTTTATTAATTTAGACTTCAATAATTTTAATATTACAGAGCGTGGCGACTTAAGAGATATTGTCGCTGTGCAAAACGGAGATCCAGAATTAGATGACAGTATACCAGATGCACCGACAAGACAAGACAGAGACGATATCCCAGAGCTTGGTTCCTTCTGAAGAGTTTGAGAAGGTTTTAAGTTCAATAGGCTATAAACTTATTGATTGTGGTGATCATTGGAGATCACAAGCTTTATATCGTGATGGAGACAATGCTACCGCTTTAAAGATTTACAAAAATACTGGAGTCTGGATGGACTTTGTAGAGCCTAAAGGATCTTTACCTTTTGAAGCTTTAATTCGGATGACTGTGGGTGATGACCAGAAGATCTCTGAAACTTTAAAAAAAATTAAAAGTGATAAACTTTACACTGCCCCAAAAGTAGACAGGATAGAAATGGAACAAATTTACCCAGAGGACTGCTTAGATAAGCTTTTCCCAAATTACAAATTCTACAAAGATCGTGGGATCTCAGAGGAAACTCAAATAGCTTTTAAAATAGGCTTAGCTGGAGTAGGCAAAATGTACCGCAGGATGGTCTTCCCCATCTACAACCAAGACAACCATATTATTGGTTTCTCTGGTCGAAAGATAGACGAGGGTAACGATTACCCTAAATGGAAGCATATCGGCAAAAAGAATACTTGGGTTTACCCCGCATGCATTCAAGAGAATGAGTGTGGTTCGGAAATTGACCGTTTGAGTCAAGTCATCTTGGTTGAAAGCATAGGCGATGCAATGGCTCTATATGACCAAGGCGTTAAAAATGTCTTAGTATTGTTTGGGCTTTCGGCTAGTCCTAACATTATTAATTATTTGTCTAGCAAAGTCTTAGATGACATTTACATTTCAACTAATAACGATTCTAAATCCTCACAGAATAGAGGGTTGATAGCCGCGATCAAGAATTATCTGAAGCTAGCAAAGTATTTTGATTTAGATCGTCTCACCATCAAACTCCCTCAAAATGGAAATGATTTTGGAGAAATGTATCAAAGTGGCTATAATATTGACAACTGGCTCAATAGGGATATAGATCAACAAGAGCAAAAAGATTATATTAGTAATTTTGTCTCTAAGAACCAAACCTTATTCACTAAGGCGGAAAGTAAAATGGCCCAAAAAATAAATGAGTGAACCTAAAACAGCTTTATCCGCGAGTAGAATTAAGACTGCCCAAGGTTGTTCTTGGTTGTATTGGTGCAAGTACAAACTCAAACTCCCCGATACCAGCAATGACGGGGCAAAAAGAGGTTCTATCTGTCACTTAATATTCGAACTCTTAGGAGAAAAAAAAC